CTACGCTTTCGTTGCTCCAGTAGAAGAAACACAGTACGACTACTGACTCATGGTATAATCCACAGTCTNAACGACAAGCAAGCAGACACATATAATGACATATGAAATCGTAGAATTCCATAAGCACGGACTGTTAAAGTGGTCCTGTCTTGTGCGCTCTACAAGCGGTTACTACCATTTCAAATCATTCAGTAAGTGGTCGCTGCGTCGTAGGGTCTACGTACACTTTGTGGGATTAGACGATGAGCACTGATCCCTTAGACCTGTTTAAGCGTCTCGCAGGTGAGACAGATGAGGACGACGGCAAGGACTACCCCGGTGCTGTCGCCCCTAAGAATCGTGGCACCGTCCACGTCCCCGCCACCCACCAGTGGCTAGAGTCTCTTCCCTCGCAGGAGTACTCAGTTAACGGCATCACTAAGCGGTTCTACACCATTGGCTCGCTAGCCAGAGCGTTGAACCGGAAGCCGGGAACGGTACGCTCTTGGGAAGCCAAAGGCTGGATACCACCAGCCTCATTCCGCACCCCGTCTCCTAAGTCGGAACAGATTCCGGGTAAGGCAGTCAAGGGGCGGCGTCTTTACAGCGAAGCACAACTTGTGTTTTTAGTGGAGGCGGCTATAGAGTATGCCATTGATGACCCCAACAGTCCTAACTGGAAGGGTTTCAAGAAGCATATTGCAGACAATTATCCAACACACTAAAGAGAAGAGTTAATGCCATGGGTATTTTTGACGAAGACGACGACACAGAAGAGTCCAGCGTTGCTACGGCTCCTGCACCGGAGTCCGACATTGATCGGGGTGCGGCACGCAGAGTCATCAAGCGAGGCTGGGGCAACGTGGAGCAGACTAAGCAGGCTGACTCCCCGTATGCACAGCGCCTGAAGATTGACGAGAAGCCCGTCATCATCAAGTTCTTGGAGGACGAGCCGTACACCTCGTACCGCCAGCACTGGGTGGAGCGACAGGGCCAGAAGTCGTTCACGTGCATCTCGGACATGCACCCTCAGGGGTGCCCTCTGTGCGACGCCGGTCACCGTCCCGCTGCTCGGTTCGCCTTCAACGTGGCGCTCATGACTGAGGATGGCGACACCACCATCAAGTCCTATGAGGTTGGCCCTCGGGTCATCGACAGCCTCAAGAACTTCCATCAGGACCCCCGTCAGGGTCCACTGTCCAAGCACTACTGGGCGGTCAGTCGCTCCGGTAAGGGGCCGACCTCGCAGACCAACCACCAGATGATCCGCGAGCGCGACCTTGAGGAAGAGTGGAACATCGCTCCCCTCACTGAGGATGGGCTGGCGCAAGTCATCGGCCAGAAGTACGACGAGACCATCGTCCCTATTCCTAACCGCAAGACCCTCGTTGAGATCGCCGCAGAGGACATGGACTACAACTGATCCATGTCAGACTCAACGACGAGTGGACGGAGGGTGCCATCGGCACCCTCCGTTCATACTTTAGAGGAACTAAATCTAATTGTTGAGACGGTCAAGACACAAGGTGTCTTCTGTTTCGACGTAGAGACTCGTGGGAATATTGAACGCCACGCTGAAGTCATGGCGTTAGTAGAGGAAGAGTGGAAGCAGAAGCAGGCTTCACTCAAGGCCACGCACCCCACGACTCTCCAGAGATCGCGTCAGGCTATTGAGGATAAGTGGCGTGGCAACGTAGCCCTAGACACACTCCGTAACGATGTCTTCTGGATAGGCATCGCCACAGGGGGACAGTCGTGGGCCATCCCTATGGGGCACCCTAACGGTGAGGTCGTGGTGCCTGAGCGCCGTGGTGAGGGCGACACAGTACCGCCCCCCGGATACAGGGCCGTGCTGGCTAGTGGCAAGGAGTCTCTGGCTAAGGCTAAATACTTCATCCCAGCAGAGTTCTCAGACCCGCCTGAGCAGTTGACCAAAGAGCAGGTGTTCACAGCACTAGAGCCTCTGTTCATGGATGAGGGCATCGTCAAGGTCAACCAGAACATCAAGTTCGACTGTAAATCCATCGCTAAGTACTACGGGGGCGAACTACCTAAGGGCAGGTACATCGACACGCAGGTGCTCATGCACATCGCCAATGAGAACATGACGAGTTACCGGCTGGTGTCGATTCTGGACAAGGTATTCAACTTCGACCCGTACCACAGGGACGGCAAGATCGGTAAGACGCTCACCACAGCGGCGTTCAGCACGGCGTGTAGGTACGTCCACTACGACGTGCGGTGGGCGTGGCTCGCATACCGCACCCTCTACGACCACATCGCTAAGGACTCGTCCCTGCTCAAGGCACTCTACCTAGACCTAGACGTTCTGCCGGTGCTGGCGCAGATGGAGATGAACGGCATCCGAGTGAATCGTCGAGCCATGACAAAACTAGGCAAGGAACTAGAAGCGGATATCAATACAAAGGTTATTGATATCTCAACATACGCTCCCGTAGGGTTCAACCCAGACTCCAACATCCACAAGGCAGAACTCCTGTTCGGCAAGAAGCGGCAGGGCGGACTGGGCCTGACCCCCAAGAAGACGACGGCAAAGGGTAAGCCCAGCGTAGATGAGGACAGCCTGCGCTCCCTACAGGGCAAGCATCCCGTGGTGGATCTCCTGATGGACTACGCAGAACTCAAGAAGATGAAGTCCACCTACGTGGAGGGGCTGATCCCCCTGCTCCATAAGGACCGCCTCCACCCGCAGTTCCACCTGCACCGCACGGCTACCGGTCGCCTGTCTGCTAGCGACCCCAACCTACAGAACATCCCCCGCGATGGCAGGATCAGGGGACTGTTCGTGGCCGACGATGACATGACATTGGTAGTGGCTGACTACAGTCAGATTGAGATGCGAATCATGGCTATGTATTCGCAGGACCCTAAACTTATTCACATCTTCTCAGAGAAGATAGACGTACACGCTGGTACTGCCAGTGTTATTCTGGGTAAGCCCCTGAGGAGGTGACCGGTGAGGAACGCAACATCTATGGAAAAGTTCCCAACTTCCTCATGGGTTATGGCGGTGGGCCTAAGCGCCTTGTTGACGCCACTGGTGGTCAGTTGTCTATGGACGAGGCACGTACTGTCGTGGATAACTACAACTCTGGGTATGCGGCGCTCACGGACTGGAAGAACAAGACGCTAGCGCAGGCCCGCAGACGAGGCTACGTGGAGACCATGTATGGCAGACGTAGGCGTGTCTCCGACTTGGGGTCGGATGACTTCGCCGCTCGCGCTAGATCAGAACGTCAGGCTATCAACGCCATTATTCAGGGCACAGCCTCTGAGATCTGCAAGCAGGCGATGATCGACGTGTCCACAGCCCTGCCATACCCCCAGTGTAAGATGGCCGTACAAGTACACGACGAACTTGTAGTCATCGTTCCCATAGACGAAGCCCCCCATTGGCGAGGAGTCATAGAGACAGCAATGGGGAATGGTAAAGTATTGATGGGCGTTGAACTAGAGGTCGAAGCCCACAACGCCCAGTCATGGGTGGAGGCGAAGGGATAGTTATGGACGAAGATGGCGAGATCTTTAGCAAGGAAGAGTTACGTAGACAGCAGCGTAACTTCTACCTGTACCTTTCACCTATTAGTGGGCACGACATCGCCAGCGATCAGGCTAACTTCCTGCCTACGGATGACGATATCACTGAGGCAGAACTACGTGACATTCTCTCCTTCTGGCTGAGGTTACAGGCTGGTAAGGCCGGAACAGTCATGGCTAACTGCTCTTGGTGGATGCTCCGTTGCCTTGATCCTGACGCGGAGTTGGATGCTAGCGAGGGCATGGAACGCCTTGACGATCTCGTTTCTTTCTTGGTATCATCAGTTAAACAACTGGCAGATGTAGGTGTTATTTCTATACTTGAGCAACCTGATATCCCAGACATCAGGCTCTCAACTGAGCAAGAGTTTGACCAAAAGGCAACTGACCTATTCAAGAATATAGAGAAATGGTTAAAGGAACCTGAAGATGACGAATAGCGCTTCTTGGTGGGCTAACAAGTTAAACACTCAGCAGCCCCCTCGTTACGGTATCCAACTTCCTCCAACTCAAACCACACCCCAACCTGTACAGCAACAGCCTCAGCAGGTACAGCAGGTACAGCCCAACATGGCTGGCGTGCCACTGAATCAGGGGGAGCGTCAGCAGACGCTTGACCCCAACCGAGATCCCAACGCAGAGGTCAGCATGGGTGAGGCCATGCGCCTGTGGCGTGGTGGAGAGGCGCACCGCATGGAGGGCAACATGGCGTGCCCTGACTGCGGTAGCACCACCGGCTACACTGCCTACTCTGGTCGGGCTGCTGGCTCGGCTCGGATCAATGGGCAACAGCCTCGCCCACACTGCTTTGAGTGTGGGTACAACGGCACCTTCTCGCAAGGGATGGAGTCAAACTGGGCATAGAAGGAATAGCGTGAAAGACAGATACAAGTCACTGGATGAGATAGCAGATGAGATCAACAAGAAATACGGCGAAGAAATCATTATCAAGGGGAGTGCCGCGAAAGAGGAGGTTCCCCATGTCTCCACTGGACTCCTCGCGTACGATCTGGCACTTGGAGGAGGATGGGCAGCAAACCAATGGAATGAGATCATTGGTGAGGAGTCTTCAGGCAAGACTGCTATTGCTTACCGCACCATTGCGGCCAACCAGCAGAGAGACCCAGAATGGCTAGCCCTCTGGGTAGCCGCTGAGGAATACGTCCCCGACTACGCCGCATCATTCGGCGTAGACCTAGACCGTCTGTGGGTCGTAGAGACCAACGAGATGGAGTCAGCACTTGATCTAGTGCTGAAGGCAGTAGAGAACCGCGCTGTGGATTGCGTGGTGCTGGACTCCCTGCCTGCTCTCGTTACTGAGACGGAGGTCAACAAGTCTATGGACGAGGCTTCCGTGGCTACGGGGGCGCAGATCCTCAGCCGCTTCTTCAAGAAGTGCGCTAAGGCCCAGCGCCGTTCACTTACCGCCGACGATAGGCCCTGCACCATGATCGCCATCAACCAGTGGCGAGACAAGATCGGTGTCATGTTCGGTGACCCCCGCACCACCCCCGGTGGTAAGGCTAAGAACTACTACTACTTCACCCGTGTAGAGGTGAGGCGTGATGAGTGGATCAGCGAGGGGTCGAAGTTGGATACCCGCGTCGGCCAGACCATCAAGATGCGTGTCATCAAGAACAAGACCTACCGCCCCCAGCAAATTGCTCA